GACTTCCAGTGTCCACCCATCGTCAAGGTGGCGAGCCACAGGACGACCCACAATAGCAACGCCCACGATCTTCTCCCCATCAGAAAGTCCGATTGAAAACTTGTGCCCGACCACTGGCCCGTGGTGCCGGTGGTGTTGTTCAACATAGGCATTTGCTTCTTTCAGTGTCATAGGACACAGTTCAATCATCAAAGTTCCCTCCGTCTACTCCGCACGGCTGAACCGTCCCAAAATCCAGCCCCATTGTTTTTCCGTTAGCTCTGATGTTTCATCCGCAATCACGATTTCCCGCCCGCAGGCAGGGCAGAAGCGCCACCCGTTTTCCTCCGGGCCGTCTGCCTCAAAGTTCTCTATGTATCCGCACTTCCCGCACACCCAGGCGTCATGCTCCTGGTCTGTGCAGGTATAAACTGTTTTCTCATTCATTTCTGTTCCTCGCTTTCCTCTGGCTTTCCATGCTGGCACTCCTCGCACTCCAATTCCTCGTTCAGGTTGTCACAGGGCCGCTCCTCATATTCCGGGCAGTTACACCGGTATCCCATATCTGTTTCCCCTTTCTTTCCCCAGGCATCAGAGCGTCCGTATGCAGGGAGATCATTTTTTCTCTGGTCAGCTTGTCCACGACCATCCCGATTTCTCGGTATCCGCACATGGACGCCAGCCGTTCCAGGTTCTTTGCCGTCTGTGCCGTTACCAGAATAGAGATACGGCGCATATTCTTTTTGCTCATGCCACAACCGCCTCCCGTCATACGCTCACATACCGGTTCCGGCAGTTCACATTGTTGCAGAACCGTTCCCGCCCGATCTCTCGCAGCGGCTGACCGCAATACTGGCAAAAGCCCCCGACCTGACGGGGCGGCGCATCGTCCGCGTGTGTGCCTCCATACCTCATACGGTTCACCAAGCACATCATCGACCCCGGCTGCGCCGCTGCCATGCAGTATTTCTTTGCTTTGCAGTAATAGCAGTCCATCAAATCGCCTCCATTGTTGCAGTTCTCGTCATTCCGTCACAGCCTTTTCCAGCTCCTCCATGGTCGTGATCGTCCGGCTACACCACTCCGGCAGGTTCGCCCGTACAAGGGCCGTTGCCATGGGAGGGCATACCGCGTTCCCGCACCGGGCCACCTGCTTTGTTTTCCCGTACTCGTTGCCCAGGTAATCCCGGTCGATGATGTAATCTGGTGGAAAACCCATGGCGTTATAGAGTTCCCGCGGCGTCAGCATCCGCAGAAGGATGTCCGCGATAAAGTAAAGCCCTCCGCCGATCTCCAGCAGCAGGATTTCATCGTCTGCCATCTCATACCCACAATGGCGGTTGAGCAGGTCGCGGACTTCCGGCCAGTGCATCAGGTCTTGGCTTCCCGCCTCCATCAGCTCTGCCCGGCAGTCTGCAAATTCCCCGGCGGATGCCGTGATCGTGCGCAGTGGCCGATCTGCGTCCTGCCCAATATCCCGCCCTTTGAACTCAACAATATGGGCCGCCGCTACCGCATTGTGGTCAACCGCCGTCACTGTCGGCAGCGGCTCTTGCGCTTCCGCCCCTATCACGCCTCCGTAATACTTGCAGATGTGGGCGCAGACTATCGCCTCCCGGTCGTGGCTCGTTACCGTGTGCATTGGCTTTCTCACATCAATCGGCTGCCCATTCCCAAAATATTCCACAAGCTGCGCCGTGGTCAGCCCGTACCGGTTGGAGGCGTCCACCGTCGGCAGCGGCATCCTCAGCCCGTTTGCACGAACATTTTCCGTCTGCTCTGTGTGGTACTGAATAATGTTCGCCGCCACAACACACGCCTCTTGTTTTGTTACCCCAGTGGGTGCAGGGTCTCTGGCATCTCTGACACGATCTCCGCCGCCGGTCTGCCCTATGCTCATGATATTCGCTGCCGTTCCACTTTCGTGGTTGCACTCCACGATGAACGGGTGACCGCTTCGGATGGTAAACTTGTCCACGCCCCGGATAACCCGCCGCATGGTGTTATCCGCCAGTGGCCGGACGGCGTTCACACCATATTTTTCTTTCAGCTCCCGCTTACTGGCAAATACAGAGTAGCAAGGTACGCTCCAGTCGATGATCTCCGCGGCGCTTTTCCATGGCATCAGCCGCCCATCTCGTACCTCCTCGCTGTCTCTCGGCCCATGCGTCCGTTCCGGCCACACGATAGGCCGCCCGTCGCAGCGAGCAACCAGCACAAAGCGTTTTCTTGTGGTCGGCGCTCCCAGGTCTGCCGCAACGATCTCCCGGTGTTCAACCTGATACCCCAGCTCCAGAAGCTGCCGCTTCCATTTTTGAAAGGTCTGTCCGGCTTTTTTCTTCACCGGTTTTCCTTTTCGTACAGGCCCCCAGGTAACGAACTCCTCCACATTTTCCAGGATAATCACCCGCGGGCGGACAGTCCCGGCCCATCGCAGCACAATCCACGCAAGGCCCCGGATATTCCGGTCTACCAGCGCCGCGCCTTTGGCTTTGGAGAAGTGCTTACAGTCCGGCGAGAACCACGCAAGCCCCACAGGGCGGCCCCGGCAAACCTCTCTCGGGTCTACATCCCACACGCTCGCTTGCAGGTGTTCCGTGTATGGGTGGTTTGTCCGGTGCATTAGGATTGCATCAGGGTCATGGTTGATGGCGATTGCCACCGGACGCCCTGTTGCCAGCTCCATGCCTGTGGAGGCCCCGCCGCCCCCCGCAAAGTTGTCCACTATGATCTCGTCAAGAAAATTGAGCTGGCTCCCGCCCCTCTTTTTCTCAAAATTCTTCATGGCTTATCTCCATTCGATAGCCTGCCCACACTGCCCGCAGAAGTTCTGCTCATTCCCGTCCTCATTGTGCAGGTATTCGCCGCTCCCGCAGCGGGGGCAGGCCATGATATTTTTATCGCCGTCAGGATAGGGGCGCAGCGGCACCAGTTTCCCCAGCGCATCCCGCCCCATCCGGCAAGCCTCATTTACAGCCTCCATGCCGTCGTAGTTCTCCCGATGTTCCGGGTCGAGAATTTCCCGTGCTCTTTCAACATTCATGCTTCATTTTCCCCTCTCTGATTAGCTCCACTTTCGCCTTGGTCAGCAGCCATGAATGGATGCACCGCTCGCAGATTTCCGTAGTCGCATATACCCTGCGGCACTTGTCCACATCATCGTAACGGCAAAGTCCATCTGCCTGCATAATTTTCGCGGCAATCTTTACTGCCCGAGCTTCCACGGTTTCAGTTTTCATTTTCCGGTGCATCCTCCATCCCGATCTGCTCCGCGTCCGGCTCCTCGGTCTCCTGGGCCGCAAACTCACCCCGCGCCCGCTCGCGGTAAAACTGCTCGGTGCATAGCGCCTGAAACTCCGACAGGTCTGCCAGATACTTTTCGGTCACAATCCGCACCGGCATGATCGCCGCCAGCACCTCGAACCCGTCATGCACCACCAAATACCGCTGGCCGCTCTCCATTTTTCTGACCGTGTACCTGATGTAGTCGCTTTCCTTGATCTGCTCCGCCAGGGGAGAGAGCATCGCCTCGCGGTAAAAAATCAGCTCACCATCATCCATGCTCCGGCGGCAATCGCACCAAAGCCCATCCGGCGCTGCCATCACTTTCAGTTTTTCGGTGTCCTGCTCGCCGTCCGCATAGTCAGAAAGGTTCATCCCAAAGATGCTTTTAACTGTGCCCTCCCAGCGCTCGTCAAAATGAACTTTCTCCCATGCCTTTTCCGGCATATCCAGAACCGTGCGCACCTGTTCTTCTCCCACCATGTCCGGCAGCTCGGTTGCTCGGAAGATTGCCGATCTGGTTCCCAGCCAAATCCCGCTATCTTCCACATGGGCGACCATGCAATATCCGCCGCCCTTGACCAGCTTCACATACTTTGACAGCTTCATGTCTGCCCCTCCTTATCCAAACAGGTACAGAATACAGAGTTTCAGCAGTGCAGGCCCGGCCAGAATAAGGGCTGCGGCCCAAGTTACCGTCACCGCTAAGAACAACGCAGCAGACAAGATTTCAAAAAACTTTTTCATGCTTGCCCCTTTCTCACTCCAACAGTCACATACGCGTTACCTTTGCTGTTCAGCTCCATGTCCACCGGTGCCTTGCAATTCAGGCAGGTGTGGGTGATGGTCTGTGCCGTGACATTGGTTTTGTATCGGAAGCTCTTTCCGCATTTGCAGTGCATGAACAGCGGGCGCAGATTTTCCAGCGGGGTTTCATGCCCACAGGAACACTTAAAGGCGTAGGTCTCTCGCTTTGCGCAGAACGCTTTGACTGCTCCGCACTCCTCGCACTCGATC